CGGCAACCGTTCACGTTCATCATCACGACGGCGGGCCATGACGAACACTCGATCGCGGCGGAGGTGCATCGCTACGCCGAGAAGGTGCGCGATGGCGTGATCGCCGATCCGTCGTTTTTGCCGGTGATCTATGCGGCGCCGGCGGACGCGAATCCGTGGGACGAAACGGTCTGGTACGCGTGCAATCCGGCGCTCGAGAGCGGCTTTCGGTCGCTGCGCGATATGCGGCTGATGGCGCGCCAGGCGCAGGAGATTCCGGGCCGTGAGCAACCGTTCCGCCAGTTATTTTTGAACCAGTGGGGGACGACGGCGGCGGCGCGGTGGCTGAATCTGAATGCGTGGGATCAATGCGCGAGTCAACAACCGTTTCCGCAGCAACGCACGTTCCTGGGCTTGGATTTGTCGGCGGTGCAAGACCTCACGGCGCTCGTGCAGGTCACGATGGCCGACGATGGCAGCATCGATGTGCGCAGTGAATTCTGGTGTCCGCAGGATCGCCTCGAGGAACGGGCGCGGACGGATCGGGTGCCCTATCCGGTGTGGGTCAAGCAAGGGTTTCTGACGGCGACGCCGGGAAAATCGGTCGACTACGCGGCGATCGAGGCGCGCATTCTGGCGCTGATGGAGCAGCGCGAAATCATCGCGGTGGCGGTCGATCCGTGGAACGCGCGGGATCTCACGACGCGGCTGAAACAGAAAGGCGTGCCGGTCATCGAGGTCGCGCAGACGATTGGCCTGCTGACGACGCCGTCGAAAGCGCTCGAGATGCTCTTGCTGCAGCGGCGCATCCGGCATGATGGCCATCCGATTCTGCGCTGGAATGTCTCGAACGCGGTGGCCACGTACGACGGGCAAGGCAACGTGAAGCCCGACAAGAAACTGAGTCACGAGCGGATTGACGGCGTATCGGCGCTGGTGACGGCGCTCTCGCGCGCGGTGGTGGATCAGACGGGCTCGATTTACGAGACGCGCGGCGCGCTGCGGTTGTGAGGGGATTTGACCTCGCCGACGTCGGCTTGATCGTGGGGGTGCTGGTGGCCATTACGGGGGTGTGGTGGCTGTATCCGCCGCTGGGCATGCTGGTGGCGGGGCTGCTGCTGATCGGCGGCATGCTGCTGATTACGGGCCGGCCGCGGAAGTGAGAGTGCTCGTCACCGGCGGTGCCGGCTTCATCGGCTCGCATCTCGTCGAGGCGCTGGTGGCGGGCGCGCACGAAGTCGAGGTCTGGGACGACCTCAGCACGGGCCATCGCGAGGTCGTGAGTCCCGCGGCCACGTTTCATCGGCGCCGGCTGACGCCGCGGGAGGCGCATTGGGAAACGACGCCGGGGCCCTTCGATGTGATCTTTCACCTGGCGGGTCGGGCGCAGCTCGTGAATTCGGTGGCGGAGCCGGAGAGCTATTACGAGCACAACGTGATGGCGTGCGTGGCGATCATGAACTACGCGCGGCGGGTCGGCTGCGGACGACTCGTGTACGCGGCCTCGGCGTCCTGCTATGGGGCCCGGCCGCCGTCCCCGGTGGGCGAAGACGCGCCGCTCGATCCGGTGCATCCCTACGGGATTTCCAAATGGCTCGGCGAAGAGACGCTGCTGCGCTTGGGCGCGCTATATCAGATTCCGACGACGAGTCTCCGGCTGTTCAACGTCTACGGGCCGCGCGTGGTCACGCCGGGCGAGGCCTATGGCGCCGTGCTGCCCGTCTTCCTCGCACAACGGGCGAACGGGGCGCCATTGACGGTCATCGGGGCCGGCACGCAGCGACGCGATTTCGTCTGGGTCGATGACGTCGTCGAGGCGTTCATGCGGGCGGCGACGGCGTCGACGGTGGGCGTGTTCAACATCGGCACGGGCGTGAGCACCTCGATGCTCGAGCTCGTGCGACTCATCGGCGGGCCCGTCGTGCATATTCCTTCGCGCGGGGGCGAGCCGATCGACATTCGCGCGGATACCTCCCGCGCGCGCGTGGCGCTGCGATGGACGCCGGTTACCACCGTCGCCGAGGGCGTGCTCCGGCTGCTCGACGGGTTGGACGCCTGGCAGGCCGCCCCGGTCTGGGGCCCGGACGATATTGCCGCCGCCACCGCGGCCTGGCACGCATGCCTCGGGTAGTGCTGGCCTCGGGCTGTTTCGATCCGCTCCATCCCGGCCATGTGGCCTATCTTGAGGCAGCGCGGGCGTTTGGGGATCAGCTGGTAGTCGGCGTAACGGCCGATCGCTGGGTGCAAGCGCGCAAGGGGATTCATCGGCCCTATTTTCCGGCGAATCAGCGGTGTCACATGCTGGAGTCGCTGCGAGTGGTCGATGAGGTGCGACTCGTCGAGGCTGACGACATGGTGCATTTGATCAATGGCCTGCGGCCCGTGATCTATGCCAAAGGCGGGGACTATCGAACGGGCGATCCGACCGGCCGCCTAGAGCAAGAGCGCCATGCGGTCGAGGCAGGCGGGGGCCGGCTGGTCTTCGTGGATACCTGGCCACGGTATTCCTCCACAGTCATGATGGACGTGATGCGCCAGGCCTTGGAGAAAACGCTTCGTGCTGAGTGAGCTGCTCGATCGCATTCGCGATCTGCGGATTCTCGTGATCGGCGAGGCGATCGAGGATGTCTATCACTTTGTCACGCCGCTGGGAATCAGCCAAAAAGACGCGATCGTGACGTGGCAGGAATCGCACTCCGAGGCGTATGACGGCGGCGCGCTGGCCTGTGCCAATCACCTGAACGATTTCAGCAAATCCGTCGGCCTGCTGGTGAATAGCAATCGGCTGGTCAAAGAGCGGTTCGTGCTCCAGCCCTTTGGCACGAAGGTGTTCGCGCTGGAATGGCTCACGCTCGCCGATGAGGACCTGGCGACGGTGCGCGACAACCTTCGGCTGGCGGTCAATTACGACGTCGTGCTCGTGGCGGATTATGGGCATGGTCTGATTGATACGATCATGTGCGACAAGCTCGTCGTCGCGCTCGATGTGCCATTTCTCGCCGTCATGGCGCAAAGCAATTCGGGCAACTTCGGCTTTAATCCCGTCACGCGTTACCGGGGCGCCGATTACGTCTGCGTCGATGAGGTCGAGCTGCGGTTGGCGATGCAGGATCGGACCAGCCCGCTCGAGGTGCTGGTGGGGCCGTTCCGCGAGCAGATGGACGCCGCGATGGTGGCCATCACGCGCGGCCCGCTGGGGTGTCTCGTGGTGGACGGCAAGGGCAGCACGGAGGTGCCGGCGATCGCCGGGCCGGTGGTGGATCGCCTCGGGGCCGGCGATGCGTTTTTCGCTCTGACGGCACCGTGCGCCGCGCTGGGCGCGAGTCGCGAGACGATCGGGCGCATCGGCAATGCGGCGGGGGCGCTGGCCGTGCGCGCCATGGGCAATTCCGTGGCGGTGACGCGCGAGGCGCTCGAGGGATTGTTGCGATGAATCTCAACGGCCACCATCGTCCGACCTACCTGGCGGATCTGTCCGATCTATTGCATGGCGTCGAGGCCGAGGCGCTCGGCGCGTCCATCGACGTCGGCGAGGCGATCGGCCTCGGCGCCGAATTTCTCGAGCAAGCGCGCCTCGCGGCTCATCGCGTGTATCTCGTCGGCAATGGCGGCAGTGCGGCGGTCGCGAGTCACATCGCGACGGACGCCGTCAAGAATGCCGGCTTGCCGGCGATGGTCTTCACGGATGCGGCGCTGCTGACGTGTCTCGCGAACGACCACGGGTATCCGGCCGTGTATGCGCGGCCCATCGAGGTGTTCGGGCAGCGCGGCGATCTGCTCATCGCGATTTCGAGCTCGGGCCGCAGCGACAACATCCTGCTCGCCGCGGAGGCCGCCCGCGCGAAACAGATGGGCATCATCACGCTCACCGGCTTCGATCCGCAGAATTCGCTGCGCCGCTACTCCGGCGCGCTGCTGCACTTTTACGTCCCCTCCAACGTCTACGGCTACGTGGAAATCACGCACCTGGCGCTCCTGCACGGGATGATCGACGCGGCGATCGCCAAACAGGAGGGCTGATGGACTACCGCCTCGATGGCACGAAGATCGACCTCCACCCGGAGCGCGTGGCCGCCTGGCTGCGCGGCGAATCCGTCGCCCCGCTGTATCTGGAAATCGCGCCGGCCGGCGGCTGCAATCATCGTTGCACGTTCTGTGCGGTCGATTATCTCGGCTATGAGCGGCGCTTCCTGCCGTTCGATATCGTGCTCGAGCGGCTGCACGAGATGGGCGCGATGGGCGTGAAATCGATCATGTGGGCCGGCGAAGGCGAACCGCTGCTCCACAAGGCGCTCGCGACGTTCATCCGTCGTGGGCATGAGGCTGGCATTGATCAGGCCATCACGACGAACGGCATCGCGCTGACGGAGCCGTTTTGCCGCGAGGCGTTTCCCCATTTGGCATGGATCAAGGTCTCGATCAACGCCGGGTGGGGCGATGACTATGTGCGGATTCATCAGACGAGCCTTGCGGATTGGGATCGACTCTGGGTCAATCTTGATCGGGCCGTCTTGATTCGCGAGCAGCTCGGCGCTTCAGTGACGCTCGGCGTGCAGATGGTAGTTCTGCCTGAGAACATCGCGCACGCGAGCGACTTGGCCTTGCGCTGCTACATGAGTGGCCTTGACTATCTCGTGCTGAAACCCTATTCCCATCATCCGAAAAGCCTGACGCGACGGTACAAGGATATGGCCTACGCCGATCTATTCGCGGCGGCCGAAGAGGTCGCGCGGACCGCGCAAGGGATTCAGGTGATCGTGCGCCATGACACGGCGGCGCGCGTGCAACGCGCACGGGAGTATGACCGCTGCTATGCCACGCCGCATTTCTGGGCCTATGTGATGGCCACTGGCGACGTCTACGCCTGCAGCGCCTACCTCGGCGATGAGCGGTTCCGCCTCGGCAATCTCATTGAGCAATCGTTCGCCGAGATTTGGACGGGCCCGGCGAAACAGGCCTGTCAGCAGCTCGTCGACGAACAGCTCGATATCAGCGAATGCCGTAAGAGCTGCCGTATGGACCACGCGAATGTCTACTTGCACCGGCTGCGCAACCCTGAGCCGCATGACGCGTTCATTTGACTGGACGGTGGACACGCTCCGCGCCTTTGAGCGCGAGGTCGCCGACGCGTTCGAAGCCGGCAAGATCCGCGCGCCGATCCATCTCTCCGACGGCAACGAAGCCCAGCTCATCGAGATTTTCCGCACGATCCCCGAGACGGCGTGGGTGTTCAGCACGTGGCGCTCGCACTATCACGCGCTGCTCCATGGCGTGCCGCGGGACTTTCTCATGCGAGAAATCCTTGAGGGCCGCAGCATGATGCTCCACGTGCCGGAGTATCGCTTTTTCACCTCGGCGATCGTGGGCGGGATTCTGCCGATTGCCTGTGGCGTGGCGGCCGGCGGCGGCGAGGTCTATTGTTTTGTCGGCGATATGTGCGCCTCGCTGGGCGCCTTTGCGGACGCCACGCATCTCGCGCGCGCGCGGCAGCTCCCCATCACGTTCTGGGTGGAGGACAACGGCTTATCGACGAACACGCCCACGGCCGCGGCGTGGGGCGGTGGCGCGCCGGGCCCGCCGCAAGTGCGCCGCTATCGCTATCAGCGCGGCTGTTATCCCCATGTCGGCTCCGGCACGTATGTCGCCTTCTAGCGAGTTTTACCGCAGCGTCAAAGACACGATGCACTGGCTCGCGAAAGATCCGCGCACGCTGTTCGTCGGGCAATCGGTCCGGTACGACGGCACGGCCATGTATGCGTCCCTGGCAGACGTCCCGATCGCCCAGCGGATCGAGATGCCTGTCATCGAAGACTTCCAGCTCGGCTACTGCACCGGCCTGGCCCTCATGGGGTGGACGCCCGTGTGCTGTTATCCGCGCATGGATTTTCTATTGCTGGCCATGAATCAGCTCGTGAACCATCTCGACAAACTGCCACTGTTCGGGTGGAATCCGCGCGTCATCATCCGCACCGTGGTGGGCCCAAAGGTGCCGCTCGATGCGGGCCCGCAGCACACGCAAGACCTCACGCTCGCGGTGCGCAGCCTGCTCCACAACGTCGTCGTCCTCACGGCGCGCACGCCAGACGAGGTACGCCGCCGCTATGAATATGCCGCGCAAGCCTACGGCTCCACACTCGTGGTGGAGTATCCAGGGGGCCGCTAATGGGGCGACTGATTGACGGCATTCGATCGTATCTGAGTGGGCCATGGATCTTGCGCGATCCGTCCGTCACACATTATTTCGGCCGCGGCCCGACGGCCTCCGGCGCCACCGTGGACGAGTGGACCGCCCTGAACTATTCCGCCTGGTGGGCGGCCACGCAGATCATCAGCAACGCCGTCGCGAGTCTCCCCTTTGAGCTCTTTCGCCGGTTGCCCGAGGGCGGCAAAGAGGTCTACCGCGCGCACCCGCTCTATCGACTCCTGCACGACAATTTCAACAGCGAAACGACGGCAGTGGTCGCGCGCAAGACGATGCAAGCGCACGTCATGACGTGGGGCAACGCCTATGCGGAAATCGAGCGCGATACCGCCGACCGGCCGATTAATCTCTGGGTCCTGACGCCCGATCGCGTCCGCCCGGACCGCGATGATAACGACCAGATTATTTATCGCGTCTATGAGCGGCGCGGCGTCGAGACGGTCATCCCGATGCGGAACATGCTGCACATTCCCGGCCTCGGCTTCGATGGTCTCATGGGCTACTCGGTTATTACCAAGGCCCGCGAATCGATCGGGCTCGGGCTCGCCACGGAGAATTATGGCGCGCAATTCTTCGGCAACGGCTCGGTCTCGAGCCTGGTGGCCTCGCATCCCTCGAAACTCTCGCCGCAAGCGCATGCCAATCTCAAAGCCACGATGGCGGAGGCGACGACGGGTCTGAATCGCCACCGGTTGCTCTTGCTCGAGGAAGGGATGAAGGTTGAAAAAACATCGATCCCGCCGGAAGACGCTCAGTTTCTCGAGACGCGGCGGTTTCAGGATCTGGAAGTGTGCCGGTGGTTCAATCTTCCTCCGCACAAATTGGCGGAATTGGAACGCGCCACCTTCTCCAACATCGAGCATCAAGCGATCGAGTTCGTGCAAGACACCCTTACGCCGTGGCTCAAAGTCTGGGAAGCCGAGTGCAATCGCAAGCTCATCCGGCCCCTCGAGCAAACGCAACAATTCACGGAACACAACGCCGATGCCCTGCTGCGGGGTATCACGCTCGATCGCTACAACGCATGGAAACTCGCGATCGAATGGGGTTGGTTCAACATCGACGAAGTGCGCGAGAAAGAGAATATGAATCCGCTGCCGAATGGCGCCGGCAAGATTTATCTGGTGCCGATGAACATGACCGACCGCGCCCGGTTGCAGGAACTGATCGACAAGGAAGTCGCGCCCGCGACCCCGCAGCCATCGTTCCATCCCCAGCTCGGCGCCGGCACCGGCGGGCCGCCACGGTCCGCTGAGGTGAGCGCCGCGCATCGCGCCCTCATCGTCGACATGCTGGGGCAGATGATCCGCAAAGAAACGCAAGCCGCTCGGCGGGCCTCCCGCAAAGGCGCCGAGGGCATGCGGGCCTGGCGCGAGGATTTCTATCCTAAACATCTGCTGCAGCTCTGCGAGAAACTCGAGCCGGCCGTGCGGACCCATCTCGTCCATGTCGCGGCCACGGTGGGCCCGCAGGACGAAACGCGGCGCTTGGCCGAGGCGTACATCGCGCAGTCACATGCGGATCTTGAGCGGGTGGCCGCCACCGCGCCGAAGGAAATGGAAAACGCCATTGATCGTCTGATGCTGCGGTGGGAAATCCAGCGCCCGGCCGAATTCGCCGATGCGCTGATGGCGGGAGGGGTCCATGCCGATGCCAACGCCGAATAGCGGGGAATCGCACGACGATTTCATGTCGCGCTGTATGGGCAACCAAGTCATGCTGACGGATTTTCCGGATCAGAAACAACGCGCCGCGGTCTGCATCGCGCAATCCAAGAAACGCAGCGAGCCGATGGAGCTCGAGCGGCGGTGCCTGCCGACCGCGGAGCTGCGCGTGGTTCACGATGGCCTGCGCAGCAAATTCGTCGGCCATGCCATTGTCTTCAATGCGCTGAGTGAACCGCTGATGTTTTTCCGCGAGCTCATCGCGCCGGAGGCGGTGGACCGCACGTTTGAGGAAAAGATCGATGTGCGCGCCTTGATCGATCATGACCCGGCGAAACTGATGGGCCGCCTCGGGGCCCGGACGCTGATCCTGCGGAAGGATGCGAAGGGCCTGCAGGTCGAAATCGACCCGCCCGATACGACTTACTCCCGCGATGCGCTCGAGTCCATTCGCCGCGGGGATCTGACCGGCATGTCGTTCGCGTTCCGCACGCTGAAAGATTCCTGGGATGATTCCACCGATCCGCCGACGCGCACGGTTCATGACATGCGCATCTCCGAGGTCTCGCTGGTGACCTTCCCCGCGTATCCGGCGACCGATGTGGACGTGGCGCAGCGGTCGTTGACGGCGCATCGCGCGACGATCCGGTATCCCACGCTCGCGGAGCGGCGGCGCCTGCTGGAGGGCCGATGACCGACACTCCACCGCTGCGCGGCCCGGCCATTCCGCAGCGCCAGCAGCTCATCGTTGAGGCGATGCAGCACGTGTTCCACGATGAATGGTGGCCGGCGCTGTTCAAGTTCGAGACGTTGCTGGCGACCGGCGCGCCCCCACGAGAAATCCTCTCGAGTTACGCCACGTGCTTGATGAACGTGGGACGGGCGCGCGAAGCTGCCGAGGCGTATGAGCGCTGCATTCCGTTACGGCCGGAGAAACTGTCGCTCCGCGAAAATGTGATCTTTTGTCGCGACCAATGTGACGAGACGACGGCGGCCGAGGCCTATGCGCGGCGGCGGGAATTCTGGGATCTGCACATGCGCGAGGTCGCGGAACAGCCGCGGCCCCCGCATCCGAACACGCGCGATCCGGAGCGCCCGTTGCGGATCGGCTACGTGTCCGGCGATTTCCGCTCCCATTCGGCCAACATGGCCTTCGGCGCCGTGCTCATGCGGCATACCCGGCTCCACGATATCTTTTGCTACAGCACGATCCATCCGTCGCATTGGGATCACTTCACGACGCTCTATAGCCAGGAAATCACCTTACGGGTGATCGACGGCATCAGCGATGACACCGCGGCGGACATCATCCGCCGCGACCAGATCGATATCCTGGTGGACCTGGCCGGCTTTTCCAACGGCGGCCGGCTCGGGCTCTTCGCCCGCAAGCCGGCGCCGATTCAGATCCACGCCTGGGGCTATGTGCTGGGCACGGGCCTCGACACTGTCGATGTCATCTTCGGCGATCCGGTCGCCATGCCCGCCAGCACCCAGCCCTTTTACCGCGAGCGGATCGTGCACCTGCCCTCGATCGTGCCCTTTATCGGCCAGGTCTACGCGCCGGATGAAAGTATTCTGCCGTGCCTGCCCGACAAGCCGTTTACCTTCGGGTGTTTCAACCGGGCGGCCAAGATTGGGGAGACCTCGCTGCGCCTCTGGTCCAAGATCCTGAAGGCGGTCCCCAGCTCGCGCTTGCTCTTCAAGGAAGCCCAGATTGGCCATCCCTGGCACCGGGAACGAATCCTGAAGCTGCTGGACATCGACCCGGCCCGCGTAGCCTTCGGCGGGTCGACCCCCCATCGGGGCCACTTGGAGGCCTACAGCCAAGTCGACCTCGCCTTGGACCCCTACCCGATTGCCGGCGGGGTCTCGATGCTCGAGGGGATGTGGCAAGGCGTCCCCGCCTTGGTCCTAGAACCGCCCTGTGCGGGCCGTGTTGTCTCTCTGGTGGGACTTTCCGCCCTCCGGCTACTAGACCTTCAGGATTTCATCGCACGCGATCCTGAGGGCTACGTAGAGCTCGCTACGCGGTGGGCGACCGAGGGACGGCAAACCCTGGCGCAGTGGCGGCTGCAGCTCCGGCAACTCATGTTCAAGTCGCCCCTGATTCAGGGGTACGTGCAAGCCGTCGAAAAGACGTATGAGGGCCTCTGGAGGACCTACTGCCAGAAGCCCCTTGACAAGCCCTTGGGCCCGAGTAGCATGGGCCCCGATTTCGGAGTCCGCTGGGCAGGGGAAAACGGGGCCGTGGCTGACCACCCTGGCTAGCGACATAGTGTAACGCGCACGCCGTCGCGGGCGCCGCACACCGGGGAAAGACGAGCGAGACAGGTTTCGTCTTTCGCCAGCGTGCTGCGCCTTTTTCTTTCTGCGCCGCCCTGGCGAGGAAAGGGATTTGGCGATGCCCGTGCAGGATCTGATCGACAAGCGGCAGCGGATCGCGGTGGAAATGCGCGCCATGGTGGACAAAGCCACCGCGGAGAAGCGCGAGTTTTCGGGCGAGGAAAACGCCCGTTTCGATGAGATGCACACCGATGATCTGGCGCTCAAGGGCCAGATCGATCGCATCAGCAAGATCGAGGCGCTCGAGGCCGATTTGAGCGCGACGCGCGGGCGGCAGTCTGACCCCCAGCCGCCCAGCGCCCTGCGGCGAGAGCCGAAGCCCCAGACCCGTCACGAGGAATACATGAGCGGCCTGGAGGGTTTCCGCACCTGGCTCATCGCCGGCTCCACCGCGCGCCGGACCTTGACGGCAGACCGGATCGAGGCCGCGCGCCGCGTGGGATTTGACCCCGACCAGCGCGTCATCGAGCTGACCATGCCCGTGCAGGTGCCGCATTCGCCGCACGAGGCGCGCACGATGGAGTACAAGGATTTCCCCGAATACCGGGCCATGGGCGTGTCGACGGGCCCGGGCGGTCTGTTCGGCGTGCCGAACGAGATGATGCGGCCGCTCGAGGTCGCCCTGCTGACTTTTGGCGGGATGCGCCAGGTCGCCACCATCATCCGCACGGACACCGGCGCCACGCTGCCGATTCCGATGACGAACGACACCACGAACGTCGGTGAAATCGTCGCGGAAAACACGACGGTCAGCAGCCAGGATCTGGCCCTCACCCAGCTCAACCTCGGGGCCTACAAGTACAGCTCGAAAATGGTGCTGGTGTCGGTCGAGCTCATGCAGGACAACGCCATCAACCTCGCCACCTTCCTGGGCGAGGCGCTCGGCACGCGCATCGGGCGGATCACCAACAACCACTGGACCACGGGCACCGGCACCGGCCAGCCGATGGGCATCGTGACGGCGGCCACCGTGGGGAAGACCTCCGCGACCTCGCAGCAGACCACGATCCTCGTCGACGATCTGATCGACCTCGAGCACAGCGTCGATCCGGCCTATCGCACCGGCGCGAAAATGATGATGCACGACAACACGCTGAAGGCGATCAAGAAGCTCAAGGATTCGCAGGGCCGGCCACTGTTCCTGCCCGGGGTCGCCACGGGCACACCGGACACGGTTCTGGGCTACCCGTTCCAAATCAATCAGTCGATGGGCGCGCTCGGGACGACCGTGAAGTCGATTCTGTTCGGGGCCCTCGACAAATATCTGATCCGCGATGTGCGCGGCATCGAGCTGCTGCGCCTCGATGAGCGGTTCGCGGAATTCGGCCAGGTGGCCTTCCTCGCGTTCGCACGCTTCGATGGCAACCTGATGAACGCCGGCACCAACCCGGTCAAGTATTTCATCAACGCCGCATAACGACGGCCAGCGGACGGTGGTCATGTCGCTGGCCACCGTCCCACCGTTCGGAGGTTCGGTCATGGGCCTGCTGGTGGATCGGCAGTTCAAACAGTGCGATGTGTGCGGCGGGAAAATTCAGATCGACACTGTCGAGTATCCCGGCGAAGGCGCCGAGGATGCCAAGCCGGTGCATGAGACGGTCGAAGCCCACCTTGGCTCCTGCACGCCGCTTCCCTCCGGCGAGGTTGTGCCGGAGGAGCCGCATCCTGGGTATGGCACTCCCGCGGTGAAGTCGTGAGAGTCAAATTCCTCAAGGGCATTGCCGATGCCTCCGGCGGCTTCGATCCGGGTCAGATCGTGGATCTGCCCGAGGCGGAAGGCCGGCGCGTGTGTGCCATGGTCTACGACGATGGGTCGCGCCTCGCCATGGAAGTCAAGCCCACCGTCTGCCCGAAGTGCGGTCATCGCATGGAAGAGGAGCAGGGCCCGGTCGGGGCCCTCGAGGCGGCCACGATCAACTCGACGCCGCGGCGGCGCTGAATGGCGGGCGTCACCCTCGTCACTGCGGCCGCGGCCGATCCGATTTCCCTGGCGGACGCCAAGGGGGTCTTGCGGATCGACGGCTCGATCGAGGATGCCACGCTCTACGCCTACATTCGTGCGGCGGTGCATCACGTGGAGAGCGTCTATGGTCTGGCGCTTATCAACCAGACGCTCGAGGCCACACTTGACGCCTTCCCGGTGTGGTCGGTTGCACATGGCTACGATCTGCTCATCCCACGGCCACCGCTTCAGTCGATCATCAGCATCACCTACGTAGATTTGAACGGGTTTCCGCAATCGCTGACGGGGCAGGACTATGAAGTCGACGTCAAGTCGTTTCCGGGACGCGTGCGGCCCACGTATGGCCAGTCCTGGCCCTCAACGCGCCCGGTCCTCAATGCGCTGACCGTGCGGTATGTAGCGGGCTGGGGTCCAGGGCCGGCCGCCGTCCCGGGCGATGTTCGTCTCGGACTCCTGGGGTTGGTGGCCAACTTCTACACCTATCGCGACACGGCCGGCATTCCGCCGCAGTGGATCGACATGCTCCTCGACAACTATCGGGCGGCGCTCGTCTGATGGGCCTCGCCAGCGACATGCGCGATCGCCTGCAACTGCGCGTCTATCGCGAGGGCCCCGACAACGCCGGTCACCACTTCGAGTATTTCGACACGGTATGGGCGGCAGCCGAGGCGATCGGGGCGGGCCGCTATCGTTTCCGCGTGCGCGCCCATCCCGATCTGCGCATGCGCGATGATCTCGAGCCGGCCATGCAGGTAGTCTACCGGGGCCGCACGCTCGTGGTCGATGACATCCTCGAGTCGGGCCCCCGCGTCGAGGTGACGCTGCTCGCGCACCGCGAAATCATCGAGAACATCGACCATCTGGCCACCGGCACGCGGAGGATCAAGTCATGGCCGTAAATACCAACGTCGCGGTGCAGCTCACGGCCACGCTGACCAAGGGGTTTGATCTGGGCACCGGATCGGTGCCCGTCAGCCAAAGCTTGGCCCTCACTTGGGCCTCGGGCACCGGCGCGAATCAGGCTGATCGGGTCTTCCATGATCAGCGCTCGACGAGCGGGGTCGATTCCCTGGACCTGGCCGGCGTCCTCCTCGATGCCTTCGGCGATGCCTTTACGCTCGCCCGGATCAAGCTGCTCTATCTCAGCGCGGCCGGCGCGAATACGGCCGATCTGCGCGTGACGCGGTCCGCGTCAAACGGCGTCCAGATTTTCGGCGCCGCGAGCGATTACATGGTCCTGCGCCCGGGCGGATTCATCCTGTGGGGTGCGCCGGATGCCACGGGTGTCGCGGTGGCCGCCGGCACGAGTGACATCCTTGAAATCACCAGCGCCAGCGGCTCGCAGACCTACAACATCGTGATCATCGGCGCGAGCGCCTAGGGGGGACAGAGATGGCCACTGGCGTTGCAGCGAGTAGCGCGCAGATTGCGAATGATTGGTATTTCTTCCGCGGTGATGGCGGCAGCCCCGAGGTGTTCACGGAAGTCCCCGAAGTGAGTGACATCGTGCCCGGCGCGGTGGAATCCCCGGACATTGACGTGACGCATCTGCGTTCCGATGGCAGCGAGACGAAGCCCGGCAAGGCAACCTTTGCGACGTTTACGGTGACCATGAATTACGTCGCGGCCAATGCGGTGCAGGCGGCGATGGAAGCCGAAGCGCCGAGTCAGACCTATCGCCACTATCGGATCATGGATCCCGGCAATGCCTTCGGTTTTCTCTATAACCTCGCCATCGCCACGTTTTCGCGGACGGGCTTCGTGGTCAACGGGAAGATTCAATGCGTGGCGACCTTCAAGCAATCCGGCAATCCGTCGAAGATCGGCGCGGCATGAGCCGCGAGCTGCTCAAGCGGGGGCGGCGTCGCGTGACCGTCGACGTCGATGGCGTGACGGTGTTTCTCAAGGCGCCAACGGCGGGCGACTGGCTGGATTATCAGGCCTTCATCGCGACGCTGGCGGAACATTCCTACGAACATATCCCGCGCCTGCTGGCCATCACGGTCGTGGACGAGGATGGCAAGCCGAATCTCTCGGAGGCGGACGTGCGGGCGCTCGATATTCAGACGGTGACGACGTTGTTTCGGGAGGCGATCGGCTTGGTGCGGCTCGAGAGCGAGGTGATCGCCAAACAGGGGGAATCCTCGCCCAGCCGCTAGTCCGCTACACCCTCGAGTTATCGCGGCGGCTGGGCATGACATGGCAGGAGATGCTCGAGACGATGGATTCCGCGGAGCTGGCCTATCAGATCGCCCTGGACCGCATCGAGCGGGATGAAGTCCAGGCGCGGCGGCACGGCGTGCCGACTGTGAGCGAAACGCTCGCCGTCTCGCCAGGCCGGCGTATCGGGCGCGGCGATCCCGAGTGGTACCAGAAAATCGAGGCGACGATTCGCTGATGGCGGCCATTCAAGTCACGGTCAACGTCTATGGCGGCGCCGAATTGTCGCGGGCCCTGGCGCGTCTCCCCGACGTCGTCGATGAGAAGATCACCCAGCAAGCCCTCGCGGCCGGCGGCGCCATCATCCTGAGTGCGGCGCGGGACAATATCCATAATCGGACCGGTGCCACCGCGGCCGATCTGCGGATGGAGATTCAGCAACCGGCGCGGGATCAAGGCGTCGTCGCGATCGGCGGCACCACGAAGGGACGCACCGGCCGCGCCTATGTGCTGCGCTGGCTGGAATTCGGTACGAAGGCGCATCCCATTCTCGCGGGCGAAGTCTTCCGCCGCGACGTCCGGCGCGTCAAGCGACTGACCCGCGGCCTCCGGGGCGCCGCCCTGAGCAGCACGATTATCGAGATGGCGCGCCGCCGCGCCCCGCGCAAGCGCGCGCTGCGCATCTTCCCGGGCGTCTATCGAAGCTCCGCGCAGCATCCCGGCGCCAAGGGGCAATCCGTGCTCACGCGTGCCCTGTTTGAAAACGGCGAGGCCGCCTTGAAGGCCTATGGCGAGGCGATGTGGGCCGGCATCAAGCGCGTGACGCCGATCATCCGGGCCGGTGGCTGATGCCGAATCTCACGTGGAATAACCGCGGCCAGATTCTCATCGGTGGCGTGCCGCGCTTGCTGCGCGCCATCTACGATTCGGACCTCTCCTTCGGCAACAATGGTTGGGATAACTTCGTGGCCGCTCGCAACTATGCGCGGTTCCGCTTCAACGTCACCTTGCACGTGCAGAGCGGCACGCTTGGCAACTCGATTAAACTCGGCCACGCGATCGCCGGCATTAATGCGGGCATGTATTGCCTCACCGTCGGCAATTTCTTTGGTAATTTCACGTTCGACCCGGCCTTTTTCACGAGCGGCAATCCGGCCCAACGCCCGCAGGATTCCAGCTTCGATATTCTCAATAACACGAGCTATACATTCACCCCGGAAGGCACCGGCGGATTTCAGACGTTGTGGCCGGCGTGCGCGCAATCGTTCGCGATCTATTCGGCGGATGAACCGCAGACCGCTCCTTCGGGATGGGTCGATAATGCGGTGCCGCCCTCGGTCCCTGTGCAACACAACAATATGACCAATGTGTCGTTTGCCACCGACTTGACGGGGTGGACGACGACGGTCAATGGCGGCGGCACTGGCACCGTGACGATCACGGCCAGCGGCGGCGGCGCCGGTGCGGGCAACCGCGCCCAACTCGCGGGCGGCACAAGTACCTCGATCGACCTCTCCCAGGCGGGCCCCGCGACGGCCGGCACGCTCGCCTTAACCACGGGCAGCAACTACAAGTTTTATTGGCGCATCGTCCTCGCCAACGTGCGCGTGCGACTCATTGTCGGCGCGACGACCGTGATTGATGCCAGCTTCGCGCCGGGAACCTATGCGCAAACGTTTGTCCCGGCCTCGACATCTTTCCAAGTGATCTTTAGCGTCAATGGCGGCGTGACGGCGCAAGTGGATGAGGTCGGCATTAGTCTCTATGGCGATCCGCCGCCGGTGCCCTCGACTCGTGGCCGTGACGACTGCGTCACGCTCTACAATTACTACAAGGGGATTCCTTCGCTCGCGTCGCATCCCGTGTGGGTCACCTTCCTCAACGACAATGTCTATCAATGGCAGGACTGGTCGACATTTCCGATCGGCGACTTGGTTGGCTGTGACATCTATGTGATTGGGCAAGGTCCCGAGTCGGATCCCGCCAGTGGCGGAACGCTGGGGGTGAATAGTTACGGCTATATGAATTTCGAGGTGGCGGAGGCGTGCGCCCTGGCGCGCTATTACTGCTCGCAATATAGCGGCGCGGGCGTGCAAGGGGCTGGCGTGCGCGTGCCGAACGTCGTATTGCAAGCGAATAAGTTTGGCACCCCCTCGCGCTTCATCACGCAAGCGGAGTTAATCTCCCACGGAACCATCGCGTTGGCCGAATTGCGCGGCGGCATCTTCACGTGGTGGGCGATGGGCACGCAGAACGGCGCCCTGGATGAAGCCAACGTGGCGTCGGTGAACGCCACGGCAGGCCAGACCGTCTTCACGACGTCCTTTTATGCCGAAGAGGCGGTCGACGTCGCCGTGGTGGTCGGCGGCGTCTTGCAGCCGGCGGCTAACTATACGATTCAGAATCTGGGCAACGCCACACTGATCCGGAGCGGCAACTTCTGGGTGTATCAATTTCCGGTGCAAGTGACGCTAGCCACGGCACCGGGCGTCGGCGTCAACGTGGCCATCACAGTCAAACGCTGGCCGGCGACGCGCAAGGCGATGGTGCTGCAGTTCCTCGAAGACTTTACGAAGTTCATCGATGCCAACGAAAGCGGGCTCACGCAACAGCCCAGCACCACGCTCGTCAGCGCCAACAGCACGCAAGCCGCGACCTTCCTCGCTTGGCGCACGGCCTATACCGACGTCCTGCGGCAAAACCCCGGCAACGACCGCGTCTGCTGGCTCTTTGGGACCGTGCAACGGTATCAAGATGAATGGACGCGCTTAACGGCGGCGACCCCCGATCTGAGTCTGTCCGTGCATATGCAGGATCAGCGCGGCAATGTGCGGTGGTGCGCCTGGGATCTGGGCGGCCAAGCCATTGTCGCAGCCTATAACCTGCTGCCCGATCCGCAGACCAACGTAACGCATACGCTGACGCGGGCGGCGACCCGAGCGCAAGTGATGTTCGAAAACCGTGATGCGACCCTGAGCGGCGGTGGTCTAATTCTTACGGACACCTTCGGCGGCGCGAGCTCCCTGCGGCAGGGCCCCTTTGGGCAAGGACACATCTATCTGCTCACATTCACAGGGAGCGCGGCGATCTTCGCCGCCATCACGGCGCCGGTCGCCAGCACGACGCCGCTTCAGGTGCCCTTGCCGGCCGGCGCGCAGCTCAATGACTGTCTGCTTTGGGCCACGCGCGTGACCACCGCCGCGAATCCGACGATCACCGACGCGGCGGGCGGCGTGTGGACGCAAGTCGGCGTCCCGGCCGCCGGTACCGGCGTGCGCCTCGTCATCTACGTGTCGATCTACAACGGCACGCAAACGGCGCCGACCATCACCGACACCGGGGACCATCGGCAAAGCACCATCGTCGCCTATCGCGGCGTCGACACCGCGAATCCGATCAACCAGACGGTCGGGGGCGCGTCCAACTTCGCCGTGCAGCTCGCGGATATCGATGCCGTGACGACGACCGCCGACAACTGTCTCATCGTCGACGTGATCGCGCTGGCCGGCCCGCTCTCGATTTCCAATACGATCTTTTCCGGGTGGGCGAATGCCAACCTCACGAACGAGACGGAGCGCGCCGATCAGGCCACCAATCTTGGCGCCGCCGGCGGATCGCTGGGCCTCGCGGACGGCAGCCAGGCGACAGCCGGCGCGACCGGGACCACGCATGTGGACTTCACGGGCAACAGTTTCCGCGCCGTCTGGAAAAAGATTGCGCTGAAGCCGACCACCAGCGTCAATACCAATGTGTCAGGCCAACCGGCCTCGGGCCCGGTGGCGATTGCCGGCGGCGCGGCCAATCCCGTGCAGGGCCGGGTCTTGCAGCCGCAAACCTCGGTCCGGGGCGGATGAGCACCACCGAAATCGGGGCCCTCATCGTCAGCATGCGCTCCGAGTCGGCGCAGTTTCGCGCTGAGATGGATAAGGCGCGCGACAAGATTAAAGATGTCGGGGGCCATGCCGCGCTCTCCTCGCGCTCTATTGCGCAGATGGGGGCCATTCTTGCGGAGCGGACGACGCCGGCCCTTCAAGGCCATCGCCTCGCGCTCGAGGCACTGATTAACAAGATGGTCATTGGCCAAGGCCTGTTCCGGGATCTGGGTCTCGCGGCGGCGGGATTTGCCGCGGCGCTGGGCGGCTTCGCGCTCGGCAACATGATTCGCAATTTCATCGATCTGCGCAACGCGGGCTTTGGGTATGTGGAAGCGCTCAAGCTGGCCATTGGTGAGACGAAATCCTATCTCGATACCGTGAAGGATGCCACGAAGGAACAGAAAGAATTCTCCAAGGCGATGGCGGATCAGCGCAACGTCACCCTTGGATTGCAAAAAGAGCTCGCGTCGTTGACGGACAATCAGCGCAAGCTCGTCGAGATTTCCGCGACGCAGCGGCGTGAACGCATTCAGACGCTCCCGCTCGAGCAGCGCGCGGCCGCCCAGCAGGTGGCCGACATGATCGAAGCCATCGAGTTGAGCAACGTGCGGCTGAAGCAAGAGGATGCGATCCTCGAAAGTATTCAGAAACAACGCGATGAGCGGCAGAAGGAAAAGGAAACCGCGCAGACGGCCGCTGAAGGCCTCGGCCTCGGCCCGACGAGTCTGATTCAGGGCACCAAAGACATCGATGAATTCGTCAAAAAGATCGAGGCGATCGGCCTCGAGCTGCGCAACCTCGCGCAAGAGGGCCAGCCCGCCACCGCGCTGTTTAATGAGATCGCGCTCACGCAGGGCAAGGTCGATGACACGATCGACCAGATGAAGGTGAAGTTTCAAGACGTGCCGGCGCTCTTCAATCGCGTCGTCGAGATTCAGAATCAGATCGGCGGCGGCGGCTTTCGCAAACAGATGGATCAAGTCGTGGACTCGATTCAGAAACTCGGCGGCGGCATCGGTCCCGTGGGCATCGATATGCAGGGCCTCGCCGATACCATGCAGGAGAATATCCCGACGGCCGCGGCGGCGGCTTCAGCCTCGCTGGTGATCGTGACGGGCAACGTCGAGGACCTCGCGCGCGCCGTCGCCAATGCGCGCGTGGAGCTGGCGCTGTTCACAGGAGCCCAGGCCATTGCGGCCACGGCTGGCGTCGCCACCGCCCCGGGGAATTTTGAATGAGCAGCATGCTCACGCTGGCGCAAGTCCTGGGCCCGGTCGCCGAGGCCTCGGCAAAAGCAGCCGTCTCAATGCAGCGGGTCGCGGCCCTGTGGTCGGAGATGACGCTCCGAATCAACACGCGCATTGGGGCGGCGCGCGGCCTGGTGGGCGTCGAGAATGCGACCGAAGCGGAAATCCAGCGTCGCCAAGTCACGCGCATCGCCGGGGCTCGCGGGCTGGTTGGCGTGCAAAATCCCACCGAAGCGGAAATCTACCGAAGGATTGCCACACGGCTCACGCTGGGCGCGGTGGGGACGCTGAACGCGACGCAAGTGGAAATCTACATGCGGATGGCGACGGCCTATGTCAGTCTGCCGCCACGCGCTCGCGGCCTCGGGGAGATTTTCTAAATGCTCATTCAAGCGGCCCAAGCGCTGACGGCCCTCGCCGATGCCGCCGACCGGCTGACCAGCAAGCAACTGACGGTCGAAGTCCGCAACGGCCTCAGCGATCAGGCCAGCGCGGAGCAGTGGCTCCGCAACCTTCGGCCGGCCGAGCTGGCCGCGCTCAAGAAAAAGCTGGGCCTGTGAGCATTCTCATCTTCGCCGCCAATGTCCTCGAGTCCGCCGCCACGGTGACGGTCAGTCCCTCGGCCAGCGCCACTCGGCCGATCACGCGGCTGTATGACCGGATCCGCACCCTGTATTACGAGGGCGGCTCGGCGGCCCAGACGGACATCGATATTCACTTCGCGGCGGCGGTCCCGGTCACGGCGATCGCGTTCCTCAATTGGAATGTGACCGGCGTCGATGTCACAGTGCGCGCCGACAATACCAGCCCGGCCTCGACGATCCGCGCTACCATCCAAGCTGCGGGCGTCGACGTCATTCGGTCCGTGGAAGGGAACTTCACGGATTGGCGGGTCCGCATCCCGTCGATGGCGTCGGCGCCACGCATCGGTGAGTTGTTGCTGGGCGTGCCGCGCGTGATCGCCACTAACCCCGGCCTCGATAGCGCCGGCAAAGGCGTGACCGGCAACGTGGTCCGCCGCAAGACGCCCGGCGGCACCATTGCCACCACGCGGACGGGCCCCTCGGCCACCGCCTTCACCTGGCGCTGGCCCTATCTGAACGCGGCCGATATCGCCACGATCCAGGGCGCCTATGCCGAGGCCAATGAAGGCGCGAAACAGGTGCTGATCCGCGATGAGGATGGCGTCCTCTACTGGCTGGCCTGGACGACCGAATCGATTGCGCCGGTGCCGATCATCCCCAGCTCAATAGTCGGCAATGAGGTATACGAGCTCACCGGCATGTCGTTCGCGGGGGCCGGATGAAAACCCTCACGGCGCCCGCCGCGGCGATCACCCAGCGCACCGCCGCCGATCTGCGCTTTCTGCTGCAGCTCGACTTCACCGTGCCGGCAGCCCTGACGTTGCGCCTGTCGGATCAGCCGCTGACGGCCGCCGGCCAGGACTGGCTGCCGCTCGTATTGGATTGGGGGACGATCAGCGCGTCGATGGATCTGCTCGATCTGGGCGGCCGCCCGACGACGGCGACGCTCACGTTGCACAATGCGCGCAGCGTCGAGGGCACCAGCGCCACGCGCCTGTCCGACTTGATCTATGGCACGCGCAATACTAGCGGATATCAATGGGCCTTCGCCAAGGCCACCATTTACGCCCTGCTCGATCCGAGTCACGGCGCCAGCGACGCGATCACCGTCGGCGTCTTCTATCTCGAAGATCCGCAGGAAATCAGCGACGCCGAGCTCACGGTGACGATGAGCGACTTGGCGCAAGTCTTTGAAAACAAGCTGAAGATCACGACGGTGACGCGGGATCTCTTCAGCCTATGCCCGGACGATTCGATCGGCCAGGCGATCCGCGTGCCCTTCGGCACCCTCAAGCATGTGAAAACCGTCCCCGTGATCGATAGCATTGCCGGCGTGCTCGCCGCCGATATCACCGATACGGCGACGACGTTGACCCTCGTGGACAACTCACGCTTTCCGCTCAGCGGGACCGTGCAGATCGATACGGAACATCTCGCCTACACCGGCAAATCCGGCAACGATTTGACGGGGCTGACCCGCCATCAGAACAGCACGACGGCGGCCGCGCATAACCAGGGCGTGTCCGTCTATCAGGTGCGGACGGGCAGTCAGGCCTATCGCTATGCGGTCGGCGAGAATGTTGGCAACTATAAAATCCGCAGCGTCACCAACGTCATGATCAACGGCGCCCCGCCGTCCTCGGCGGCGAGCCCCACCGTCGTGCTCGATGAGACCGCGCTGGTGGCGGGCAAGAGTTTCGCAACGATCGATCTGGATCGGCTCGCCAAATTCTTTACCCCCCAGGCCTCGACGGCCACCCGTACCGTCGCCGTTACGACGATTTCGATCACGATGAACGGCGGGACCGGCAGTCCGACGTCCCCCCAAACACGCACCGTCTCGCCCAGCACGAGCGGCGGCACCACGGCGACGGACCGGAAACTCACGGCGCGCGTGTTCCGGTCCGGCAACCTCACCGGGACCGTCAATTCGTGGACGCTGAGCCGGCGCATCTCCGGTGGCAGTGATGTGGTCGCGGCCTCGGGCAGCTTTCAGAATGCCGTCGGCGGGACGCAGAACATCAGCCATACCGCGCACTATGAATCCACGGCCGATGAGATTTTGACGTTTGCCTTCATCATCAACAACACCAACGATGGCGCCCTAGCGCTCTACTTTGATCAATATCAGGTGACGGACTATGGCACGATCCAAGCTGGCGGCGGCCCCAGCTCGGCCGACGTCACCTGCGACGTTGAAGGCCTTGAAGATGATGGCAGCGGTACGATTAGCGGGTCACCGGCGGCGTTGCTCGAGGTGCCGGCGGACGTCGCCAAGGTCATCCATCTGAACCTCTTGCCCGGCCTGACAAGCTCCGATCTGGGAACGACGTGGCCGGGCACCCGCGATCTGCAAGTCGGCTACAGCTACAAGTGGGGCGTGCTGCTGGGGCCCACGCCGTATTCTCGGCTGCGCCAGCTCATCAGCGATCAATCCCGCTCCGCGCTCTACATCAGCGGCAGCAAGGTCGAATATCGATTCCTGTCGGAGTCGCCGGCCGTCGATCGCACCATCGACTATCAGACGGAGATCAATCAGAACCAGCCGGCGATCGTCCGGCGCACGCCGCGGACCTCGCTGGCTACGAGCCTGACCGTCCAGAGTCAGTACGATGATGTCGCCGGCAGTTACAAGCGGGTCATTCTTCAGGAAGATTTGACGCAGCCCGGTCTCAATGATCGCCTCTCCGACACCCTCGAGCTGCCGTGGGTACAGGATGCCGACACCGCGACGGCCCTCGGCACGTATTGGCTGGGCATTCGCAAGCGCACGCGATTCGAG